CAGGCCACCAAGATTCGCGAGCAAGAGGAGTATATCAATCGGTTAGTGAAAGCTGGAAACTACTTAGACGAATGTCTTTTATCTATAGCTGGAGAGAATCTTCCAGCAAAGCAATTGTGGCACAAAGCCAAGGAGGCCAAGCCGTGAAACTATCTGATGCTCAAGTAGTCATCGACAGGCTCTATGAAGTCTGGACCGTTAAGAAGCTGTGTCCTGTGTGTGCCTCTGGCAAATTGTCACTCACTAACATGGTTGAGGTTAGAGATTACAACGAAGGGAATCACTGTCCCGGTGCTGCTATCACACCGATGGTAGAGGTCGTGTGCGATATTTGCGGCTATGTCATGCTGTTCAACGCCATCGCCCTTGGTGTTGTTGATTCGCAAACGGGACAGGTGAAGGAGGTAAAATGAGAGACTTCGACGTAGCCTTCACGATGATCGAATACGGCGGGTCATTCGTTCGCAAACTCGGTGCCGCGGCGCTGGTGGCAGACCCAGAGAACCTGAGGAAGATCAAGGCGGCCTGGCCTGAGTACTGGGCGCAATACGACCGCATGGCAAAACAGCTTTCGGAGGTTGAAAAGCAATCCTCCAAATAAACAACAACAACAACACAACACAGCAACAACATGGGTATCACAGTATCAACAAAACAAACAGGCGGCACCTGGACACCGTGCCCCGAGTACACCGGCCGCGCGGTGTGCGTCGACATCACACCGCTAAAGACCTATGAGACCGAGTATGGGCCAAAGCAAAAGTTTAAGATCGCGTTCGAGCTGGACATGATCGACAGGACGCGCACCCCGGTGCAGCCCTGGGTGGTGATGACGGCGCCGATGACCGCCAGCCTGCATGAGAAGGCCGGCCTGACCAAGTTCTTGAAAGATTGGCACGGTCGGGCCCTCACTGCCGAGGAGACCACCAGCCTTAACCTGGACAGCCTCATCGGTCGACCGGCCACCGTGGTGATCGTCCATGAGCTGTCGAAGGACGGCACCAAGACGTTCAGCAACATTAAGCTCATCATGCCCCACAAGACCGGGGAGGCCTTGAAGCCCTCGGGCCTGTGGGTACGGATGGAAGACAGGCCGCCCAAGGATGACCAGGTCACAACCATCATTCCTGATGGTTCAACTAAGCGCTCGCCAGATCTCTCAACCACCCAGGTGCACGTCGGCAAGTTCAAAGGCGTGCCGATCTCAGAACTCACCGACGCCGCCGTACAAGGCCTGGCCGAGCACTGGTTACCAAAGGCTAAGGTCAGCGCCGGAAAGAGCCCCGAGGACATACTGTTGATCGCCGCGGTGACCAAGCGCTTGCAGGAGATCGAGGCTAAAGATCAACCCGACTTCGACGACGTGCCTTTCTAATGAAACCCAGGAAGCCCTACGTCAAACTGGTCGACAAGGTGCCCGAGGTGGTTCGGATGCGCTCCGAAGGTAAGACCCTCGAGGAGATCGGGCAGCACTTTAACCTTTCTCGCCAGCGCATCAAACAGATCGAGCAGTCGGCCGAGATGCATGAGGAGATCCTGCGTCAATGGGGATTCCCGTTTACGGTCAGGACGTTCAACACCCTTGAGCGCCTGTGCGTTAAGAGCCGCGACGAGGCCTTGCAACTCTACAACACCGGCCACCTTCGACCAGGAGCTGTCCGCGGATTCGGATGGGTCTCCTATCATGAGATCTGCGAGTGGCTCGGTGTACCGACCACCCGGGATCCGATCAACTTCCTCGTTTGCCCACATTGCGGCAAAAAGATATGACCACCTTCCGGCAGCCTGTTGCTGTCGGGGACTCGTAGTGCCGGGGGCGCGCATCGGCCGACAAACGCGCATTAATTCCAAACAACTCTGACAAATGCCAGCCAATCCAAACATCTACTTTGACATTGAGACCGGGCCTCTACCGCTCGAGCAGCTCAACATTCCGCCCTTCGACCCAACGCAGGTCAAGATGGGCAACATCAAGAACCCTGACTTGATCGCCGAGAAGCTACAGAAGGCCGAGGAGAGCCACACGGCCGACTACATCCGCAATGCCGCTCTGGATGCCTTATCGGGCCAGGTGCTGTGCATCGGCTACCGGGTCGATCACCAGGAGCAGAACATCCTGTGCGCCGATGCCGACGGTGAGGCCCACCTGCTGCGACAATGGTGGGCGCTGCTCAACTATTACGAGCGGCAGCCGCAGCTCATTGGCTTCAACATCAAGGCCTTCGACCTGCCTTAAATACATCTCATGGCCTTTCGCTATTATGTAAGCCACTGAACCACGGGCAACACCGCACGCCTTGGCCACATCGTCGAGGCTTAGGTCACGCTCACGGAGGTCGTAGGCCTTGCGGCAGATGTCTGCGTCCTGGGCGGTGGCGGTGATCTCGTAGTAGTCGGGCTCCTGGTCCTCGGTCACGACGATGGGTGTGCCGATGGCGCTTAGCTTTACCGAGTGCGGATAGGACATCCAGCCACGCTTGATCGCCAGGGCAACCAGGTTGGGGGCTTCGTGCAGGAGTTTAACTCGGTCGAGGTCGTAGGGTATTTTCATTGTTAGAAGCTGGGCGATGGGTCGGTGAAGCGGCAGTATTGGCCTTCGTACCAGAGGGGCACGAGGCCGCACTCGCCGTCGCGTTGTTTGGCGACAGCGATGATGGCCTCGCCATTGGCTTGGTTGCGTTCCCGGTTGAGCAGCAGCACCAGGTCGGCGTCACGTTCTATCTGACCAGAGTCGGCCAGGTCGGTAAGGCGAGGCACCCGGCCTTTGTCCTTTTCGTTCTCCCTGTTGAGCTGTGCCAGTGCGATCACGGCGATCTTAGTGTCGTGAGCCACGGCCTTGAGTCGACCGGAGACCTCGGCGATCTCATAGGTCTTCTTTTCGGCCGCCTTGCTCCCGTGGATCTTCTGGAGGTAGTCGATTAGGACGAGCTTGACGCCCCACTTCCTAACAGCCCGGCGGATCACCGCGGTGATGGTAGCGATTCCGGACACACCGGAACCGGACACGAAGTAGATCGGGCTGCCGGCCACCTTAGCGGAGGCGCTAGCCATAGACTTCATTCCGCCTTCATCGAGGTCGCCGGTCTTGATGTCCTGCATCGGTATTGAGCCCACGGTCGAGACCATTCTCCGAACGATAGACTCGTCGGACATCTCCAGCGATATAAACAAGGTCGGCACCCGGTGTTCGATGGCTGCTGCCCGGGCTATTGCGATGGCGATGGCGGTCTTCCCGATGCTTGGTCTGGCCGCAATGATGGCCAGCTCGCCAAACTGGAAGCCGTCGGTCATTGCGTCCAGGCGCCGGAAGCCCGAGGTGATGCCGGACAGGTGTCCCTTCCTGGCGAACCGCTCCTGGGTAGAGTCGATGAACCGGCTGACTACCGACTTGCAGGGTTGTACCTCTTCCTTGGATGCCTCGACGGTGAGCCCTGCTTCGGCATTGGCGACGATTTGATCCACAGACAGGGTGGAGACAGCGGAGTCTCGAATCAGACGGTCACCGGCGAATCGTAACTGCCGGCGATGATGGGCCTCGAGGACAGCTTTGGAGAACTCGGGATGGTTGGACGGGCTGGCGCATATCTCGTCGCAGCGGTTCAACACCTCGAAAGGCACCGGAGTCCCAGGCATCGAGCGTTTCCATTCCTTGACCAGGCTCTGGAGGTTGACTGGCTCGGTCTTGGCGACCAGGCCTTTGGTCACCTCGTAGATCTGGCGCAGGCTGTCGTTCTGGATGGCCTCGGTGGTGATCCTGGAGAACACCTCGTAACAGACATCCGAGCCACCGGATAGGCAGGCGCCCAGGAGGCCGAACTCGTCGTCCTCGGCGAAGTATGGGTCGCTCATTGGTAGGCCGAGATGTCGGCGCTGGCGGCGCCTGGGTTGTTGTTGCCACCAGATGGAAGAGATCCTCGAGGAGCAAAGATCCCTTGGTAGTTGTTCGCGATGGAATGCGAAACGGCTGCCGGGAATGTCTCAGCGGTAAATTCCTTTGCCCATGCCTTTAGAGCTTCTGACAGGCCGATGCGCTTGTAGCCCTGTTTACGCTCGGCTTTGTAGGCAAGCCAGGTCTCGACCGTAGCAAGGCATTCGGAGGTCTGGAGCTTCTCGGGTAGGATCAGGCCGAACTTAACTTCCCAAGGCGACTTCGGAGCCAGTGTCTTTTCTGTCTTCTCTTCTCTATCTTCTCTATCGGTTACCCCATGGGTTAGCTGTGGGTTAACCTGATTCGGTTCTGGGTTAACCTGTGGGTAACCCGTGGGTTTCTTTGGGCGTCCTCCTTTGCCTCCATTTGACCAGGCAGCGATGAGGCTGGCGTTCACCTCGTCCCATTGGTGGGCTATCAGGTAGCCATCCTCGACTCTGCAGAAGGTTTGCAGCATGGCTGACCAGAATACATCGGCATCTCCAGGCCATCGGCAGACTGATGAGAGGATGACCGGGCTCCACTCTGGGAAGATGTTGGTCTTCCTTGTTTGGCAGTGTGACCACAGCCGGATGACGTAATTAGGCGCTGAGTCGGTTTCCAGAAGCCTCATCAATAGACGGGTCTTCCAGTGATCTAGGAAGTCGGGTTCGATTATCATGATTCAAAAGAAAATCCCCACCAGGCGCAGGGTAGGAGATCGCAGGAAGGAGCTGCGAATGCCTGTGATGGTGGGGATAAAATTTGTCATGCCTTCGGTTGGTTCGACGCTCACCTCCTACAGCTCACGTCAATGGGTACTCACTAGCCTACAGCCTGGTCGATGTCCACCGCTTAGTAGGCCGGCATCAGCACATCAGCCACCTTCTGGGTCAGCTCGACATCACGCAGGCAGTAATTGATCGCCGCCTCACGGTCAGTCCGAAACAGCTCGGAGAACATGGCCCCATTGCCTGCCTTGTCCCCAAGCCCCAGATGCCTGCTGATGGCCCCGAGGCTGCCGTGCGCCCTACTGTCGCCCAACTGCCAAACCTCGCGCAGATCGACCACCAGGTCGCTCCAGTAGCGGCCTTGGCGGATCCAGTAGGGTGGGGTGATCCGGTGCTTCCATGACCGCTTAATCAGGAACGGTAAGTCGAACGGCTTGGTATTGAACCCGATCATCGTAGGCTGGCGCTCCATGCTGGTGATGAGCTTCCACCACTGCTTGAGCATCTCGGCCTCGCCATCTGCATCGCAGCACAGCACCGATGGGGTCTCGTGCTCGATACGGTAGCCGATGCACAGGATCTGGCCCGATAGTGCGTCCAGGGCAGCGCCGCGGATGTAGTCGGACACGTGCGTCTCCTCTGCACGCTGGATCTTCTCTGCTATGAGATCCGGGTTTTTTATGTTCCCCAGTTTCACGTCACTGGCAACGAACGGTGGGATCACCAATTCGCTTAAGGGCATTGGCCCTGTTTCAATGTCGAAGTATATTTTATCGTTGGCTGGCATAATAGTATTGAAAGTTAATGCGCGTTTGTCGACCGATGCGCGCCCCCGGCATTTACCATGAGTCCCCGGTAACAACAGGTTACCGGAAGGTGTTCAGATCTTTTTACCGCAATGCGGACAGTTTAAGAAGTTCAGCGGCTGCCTATCTACAGGGACTTCCAGCCACTCGCATATTTCGTAGTACGATATCCATCCGAATCCGCGGATCGTCCCTGGTTGGAGGTGTCCGGTGTTGTATAGGTCCATCGCTTCTTCGCGACTATTGATACACAACCTTTCAAGCGTGTTGAACGTCCGGGTTGTGAACGGGAAGCCCCAGAGTTTGAGAATTTTCTCATGCTTTTGGGCCGATTGCTCGATCTGTTTTATCCGTTGTCTGGACAGATTGAAGTGTTTGCCGATCTCCTCAAGTGTCATTCCCTCGGAGCGCATCCGTACCACCTCGGGCACCTTGTCGACTAGCTTAACGTAGGGTTTCCTGGGTTTCATTAGAAGGGCACGTCGTCGAAGTCCGGTTGATCCTTGGCATCGATCTCACGCAGGCGCTGTATCACCGCGGCGATGAGTTGTTTGTCTTCGGCAGTCTTGCCGGCGTTGACCTGAGCCTTGGGCAGCCAGTGCTCGCCCAGGCCTTTGACCGCGGAGTCGGCCAGCTCGGAGAGCGGTGTGCCCTTGAACTTGCCCACGTGGACCTTGGTGCTCCCCAGGTCAACTGGTTTGGTTGTCGTACCATCCGGGACCACGGTCTTCACCTGGTCATCCTTGGCCGGGCGATCCTGCATCCGCACCCACAGGCCCGATGGTTGAAGCGGATCGCCATGCTTGTGCGGCATCATTAACTTGATGTTTGCGTAGGTTTTGCTCCCGTCCTGCGACTGCTCGTGAGCAATGATGAGTGTCACTGGCTTACCGATGAGCGACTCAAGGTCGAGGCCGTTGTTCTCCTGGTCAGTGAGTTTACGTCCAAACCAATCCTTCATCACCTTGGTCAAGGCTGCCTTCTCATGGAGGCTCGGGACCAGTGGCTTGCTAAACACCACCCAGGGCTGCACCGGGTCGCGTGATCCGTCGATCAAGTCCAACTCGAAAGCGAATTTGAACTTCTTCTTAACACCGTACTCGGTCTCGTACTCCTTCAACGGAGTCACATCTACGCACACTGCTCGTCCCGAGAACTCGGGGCACGGTGCGAACTCTTTACCACCTGCTGCTTTAATGATCATGTCTTACGTTTTGTTGTTATTTATTGGTTATTTATTTGTTATTTGGAGGCCTGTTTCTCGACCTCCGAAAGTTGAATAGCCATCTTGGTGTAGTTGGCCCAATAGTCGGGAAAGGCATCCCGGATTTGTTTTAGGTTGGAAGGGTCAGCGGCTAGTGCTGCTGCTCCCAACTTGGATACGAACGAACCACCGTATTCGATCATACATCTTGCTACGTCTCGGTCTGTTATCATTCGCTTTTCATGGGGGTGCTTTGAACTCCGTTGTAATCAATGGTCTTGGGCCTAAAGATCCCCACCTGCTCAGTCTCTTCGACCCAGCTAGGACCGCCCCTGATATGAAATATGCAGGAGGACATTCCGTTCCATGACTTAGTGTTGCTCTTGGCCGAGGTATACGCAGATCCAAACGTGGCGTTAAGGTCATCGCTCGACATGGCTTTAACATTCAGCCAGTCGATGTCGCCTTGGTGCCACAGCTTGAAGCCAAGCTCCAGCGGCGCTACTACCTCAGCAATACCCGGGAAGTGCCAGACCCATTCGTCATGGCTACTATTGTCGCCACTCATAACAGCGTAGCACTGGTAGTTTCCGAGTGGTACGGAGCCACTGCCCCAGTCGCAGCTCTCGCCGGGCTTGAGGACTGCGCTCCTCGTAGGATGGTCGTTGCATTTGGGCTGCTCGAAAAGAGCAACAAGAACAGGGACTTCGGTCTGATTTTCGATTTTGATGTGGGTACTCATAGCTATTCGGAGGTGTAAACGGTGTCGGTTATGGGGTTGGTTGCAGGATGAAGTCGAAGTTGATCTTCCAGTTGTCGCCGAGGCGGTTGTAGGTGTCGCCCTTGATCTTCCAAGTGCGCGGATCGCGGGTCGTCTTGGTGTGACGGCAGCGGATACGGACATCGATGTCTTGGATGGCGGTGTTCCGCAGACGATGGTCTGGCGGCAGTTCGTGCAGGTGTTTCATGTCAGTAGATGTTTGATGATCTGGTTCCTGTCTTTGATCGTCGCTCTCAAGATGCTCTCCAGCACAGCGTGAGGATTTACCGTGCTAACGTGTTTCCACTCTGGATTGCCATCGATGTGCTTGGCTGTATCAAGACTTTCAACGCGCACTAGTCCGTTAAAAGCGTGGACGTAGATGAAGGCGCAGTCTCTCATTTAACCTCCTTCTCGCTCCACAATAATAGATCAGCGCGGAGTGCGTCGTTCTCGGTTTCGAGTTGCTGTATATAATCCATTTGCGCCGTTGCAAGTCGTTCTACTACCTCCAACATCTTGATGCGCTTTTGAAGCTGCGATGCATACCCGCACGCTACGGAAGGAATTTGAGTGCTTGATCCGCACTTGAAATGGCGGGTATTGACTCCATTAAAACACAAAAATGGAGCGTTGCACCGAGGGCAATAGTGTTCGTCACTCACGGCTTGGCCTCCTTGGCTTTGTGCCACAATTGCTTTGCTGGAAGATTCTCTCCAGCTATAGATAAAAGACATTCGTCTAAGTAGTTTCCAGCTTTCACTAACCGATTGATATACTCCTCTTGCTCGCGAATCTTGGTGGCCTG